CATTATGTCATTTATTTTAGTAATAGTTTTTTCTAACAATCCTATTGTCATTTTGTTTTTATAATATTTTTTATACTTTTAAACCAAATTTATTTTTAAAACATTATAATATTATTTTTTTATATTAAATAACATAAAAAAATGAAAAGCGGAACTTTCTCAGAGAACGGGGAATCCAAGAGCTCCCCCACTCACCCGAATAATGTTGTTATTGATAGCAGTTACAATAAATTCATAAGTTTGTTTGAAACTAGAACCACTTCCTCCAACTCCTGATGAACCATCTGCACCGATTTTAGCATTTGGACTACATTCTGGAACAATCGAAACATTAGTTAATTTTCCATAATTTGTAGATCCCATCGGATCCAAAGACATGAAGTCAAGAGAATAAGAATACATATGGTACCCTGTTGCACGAGGAATAGATGGAGCGTGGTACCACGGATTGATTAATGAGAAATAATCAGAACCCATTTGACCAAGACGATTAGTATTTTCATATATAAGAGATGTTGTCATAATAGGGTCAGCAGTACCTGGCGGTGCAAAATTCGTGCTTGTATCCTTTGTATAAGGAGAATTTGTAGTGTAATTAGACCACTCGGACGGCCATGTGGTATTGCGAACAGCAAAGAATAAAACCTTAATAGCATGAGAGAATCTAATATCAAACGACTGTTGTGCACTTGTAGCAGGAGTGTATGTTTGACGTGGAGCGGTTTGTACTTGCTCCACCAAAATATCACGCGGAGCACACGCCATACGTTTACGTTCATCATTTGAAACGATAGCATAATTAGCCCAAACTTGAGTATTACCCAAAATAGGGGCGCCATTAACAAGATGAGTTGCAGGGTCGATAACCTTACGCTGTTCCGAAGTAACCACCTCGTTAAGATTCGCAAATTGTTCCATAATTAGCAGTTGATTCCAATCACGGAAGTGAAAATTAATCCTCATTTCGTTATATGGAAGAGCTGCAGTAGGCAGAGCAACTCCACTGTCACGACTATAGAAAAATGGAAGTGGCAAGTTCAAAGTTTTTGCGGGACATATTTTTTGAGGTGCATTCATATCAAGAAAATGACCTATCATATTAAGATATCCATTGCGCTTCCCTGCTGGAACAGTGAAAGCAGCCCAGAAGTCAAGATGGTAGTTATCAAACCTAGCTGCAATTAAATCGTTAAAAGTAATGCAACATTCGCGAATGAGATTATGCATCAAGTTACCTGTCCAACGAAGCCTATGAGTATTGTGTAAACCAGGCTTAAGAGCAACTTCTGGGAAAGTTACACGAAGCCAAGTGTGGAGCATATAATCACCAGCTCGAGAAATAGCAACCGACCATTCCTGACCAAAAGCTGGAGAGCCAGCAGCACGAGATAAAACTACAGGAACTTGGGTAAACCAAGTGGCCTTCCTCGTCTCACGGACGAAATATGCAGTTGCATCGTGACCGCCGTAGAGGTACTTCTCGATCTCATCAAAAGTAGCAAGATCAATAAAGCCAGATGTTACATTTGACGTTGTGATCGATGACATTATTTATATTAGCACAAGATATTTTTTTTTTAACAAAATGAAAAATTTATACACTTTAAATATTAAATAAAATGTCAAATGCGAGTTTAAATGAAACGTCTGAAAGAGTAAAGTCTATGACTGAACTAGATATTTTAAGTATAGATGCCAACATACGTAATAAATTTGAGGAAGAGTTCTCAAAACTACCAGATCATCTGGAGAAGCTACAGGAATTAGAGGAATCATTGAAAAATGAAAATCTTCGTCGTAGACTATTAATTAGTATTAAAAAAGCTAGGGATGATCTAATAAATTATATAAACGATTTAAAAATACATAAAAATCATCATTTTTATATTATGGAAACTATAGTTTTTATAGAAAAATACAAAGAAATACTAAAAACTCCTATTAAAGTAAGTTTTATGGGAAAATTACTTAAAAATGATAAGGAAAAAAGAGAAATAATAGATAATTACTTAGAAGCTGCTTCTAAATATGTTGATATTGATTTTGAAAAGACTATACCACAGAAAATTATTTGTCAGAATTGTTCTAATAAAAAAGATTTTGATATTGTAGATGGAAATACTTACATATGTACTAAGTGTTATGCACGACAAATCGTAATGAAACATAATTCTTCATACACTGATATTGACCGAGTTAATATTTCAAGTAAATATACGTACGATAGAAAGGTTCATTTTCGTGATTGTATTAATCAATATCAAGGAAAACAAAATAGTACTATTCATCAAAAGATATACGACGATCTTGAAGTACAATTTGAACTACACTATCTACTAAATGGGGATAAAAATACTCCTAAACAAGAAAGATTCCGTAATATCACGAAGAATCACGTTCTTATTTTTCTCAAAGAGCTTGGTTATTCTAAGCACTACGAAAATGTCCATTTGATACATTATAATTTTACTGATATTAAACCTGATGATATTTCATATTTGGAAGAACAATTGCTTGATGACTTTGATGTTCTTACGGATATATACGACAAAAGATTTAAAAATATTAACAGGAAAAATTTTATTAATACTCAATATGTATTGTTTCAATTACTTAGTAGACATCGTCATTCATGCAAAAAAGAAGAGTTTATAATTCTCAAGACTATAGACAGAAAATTCTTTCATGACGAAATCTGCAAAGAGTTGTTTGAGGAGCTAGGATGGAATCATAGTCCATTTTATTAAAAATGAGTTAAGAAATTTGATTCTATATAAATAAAGAATGTCATCAAATATTCGATATCATGTGCACGAGGAAGAATATTTTGAAGAAACTCTATTAGATCAGGTAATAGATGTCGACAGATCACCAGACGCGTTATTTGCAATACTCAATATGCTAGTTGTTTTGGAACCAATTCTTAATATATTAAATCCAATTCAAGCCTCTACTGAAAACGAAATAATACTCAATGTTAGTTCTCAACCTTACAATAGCACAGATAAAAAATATGATACGTGTTCTATATGTACGGATCTGTATGAGCTATCAGAAAATGTTTCAGTGTTAAATTGTGGTCATATTTACCATCCAAAATGCATTAAAGAGTGGTGTAAATACAAACCATCATGTCCATTATGTAATACAGAAATTTTAGTAGATTATGATTTTTAATTGTTAATTAACTTTGTATACTATAAATAAAATGTTATCCAAAATTAAAGATAAATGGAACTCTCATGGTTTTGAAATCATACTTGGACTTTCATTAGCTTTTCTTATACTTTTTGGATTGTATAGAAAGATTACAGGTAGGAAAGGAACATGGTCAAAACATCGACAATATTATTCTCCTATAGCACAAAATAAAAGTTATCGCGGACCTCCACGTGAAAGCAAAGGTGAGGCTGAATGTAGACGTGTATTACAGTTCTTGTTCAAGAGAAAATTTGACAAGGATCGTCCAAATTTTTTGCGAAACCCGGTAACGGGTGGAGACTTTAATTTAGAACTTGATTGTTATGATCCCGAACTTAAGATTGCGGTAGAATATAATGGTATTCAGCATTATGAGTATATACCATTTTTTCATAAAAATAAAGAAGCTTTTTTAAATCAAAAGTATAGAGACGATATGAAAAGAAGGATATGTCGAGAAAATGGAATCGTTTTGATTGAAGTACCATATACTACAAAATTAGAAGATATAAAAGGTTTCATAGAAAAGGAGTTAAAAAGAAATGGAATTCAAATCTAGTAAAAAAAATACAATATATAAATGAACGATGATGTAATCATACCATATTGTATTTGGCATTATATTGGCGGACCTAAAAAATCGATGAAAAATGGTGTTATTGAATTTGATTGCATACCAGATGAAAAAAGAGATAGTAAATGGTTTTTGGCTGATTCTTTTTATGCTGTTTCTCCAAGTTTTAGGCCAATACCTGTTGGTATGAAAATTTTTTGTGCGAAAAAAAATATTGATTTTCCATACAATACAAATGATTTGTATTTAATGTACGACCCTTATAATATTAAAGATGATTGTATATACTTTACTACATACATTCAACCAGTTCCAAATACAAAACCTCTCTATTTTCACAAAATAGGAGATAATATATTTCCTAGTTTTAACTCAACACCTCCATCGTCATCTCCTGAATGGACTCAATCTTTTATTTCACCCATTTTTGTAATAACAAGCAAAGATATAAAATTTAAGTGCGTAAATGGTAGTTGTCTACCGTGGATAGATGATATTCCAGATTTGTACGATTCCGATCCACACGCAGAATTATTAAGTCTTCAAAATTGTGTTGTATATTGTAACGAGCTTGTTATTTCAAAAAACAAGGGTCGTCCATTTAACATATTAGAAATTGCAAGTGATCAAAATACTAAACATGTTGATAAAACAAATATATTATCTATTGTAATAATTTCTTTAATTTCTTTAGTGTTTTTGTTAGTAATTGTGTTATTGTGTTTTTTACTAAAATGGAAGAGAAAAAGTAAATAGCGATTTAATAAAATTATTAGAAATATCGAGCGATCTTATATATTTTGAGAATGTATTCTCAAAATACTTTAAATGTAGGTAACATTAAATCAAGACTTACCGCGTTGCTTTCGTTTAGCAAATCGTGGAAGATGATCATTTTTCAGTAATGAAGGTGGAAGTCCTTTCTTACCTGTAGGTTTTTCAGATGTCTTATTATCTTCACTTGATTCAGAATCTGATTCATCTTCTGTATCTTCATCACTTTCTGAGTCAGAATATTCGTTATCAGTAAGGTCTTCTTCATCTAAATCTTCATCACTAATATAGTCTTCTATTTGGCCATATCCAAGCAAATCAAAAACTTTACAAATCATCCTCTCATTACTGCGAGCATTGTCACGATTATCTTTCTTCTTGAAATTAAAATTAATCTTTTGCAATTTTCCATCAAACTTTCGGTGAAAAGCATAAGAATTGAGCTCAAGCTTAGTCATTTGTTTAGCTGTAGCAGCACTAACATAGTGATCTAGATCAAGATCAAACGTGCTGAGGTCATCAAGAATAAACCAATCTATCTTCTCAAGTTGATCTTGAAGATGCTTTAACGCTTCCTCATTTCCCTCACGTCGTATAAAATAATACCAACTTTCAAACTCCTTTCCGTTTGTTTCCATAAAAGCTGCGTAATCTCCTGTCATGATATGACTGGGTTCGGGTCTAAGAACATCACTTTTTTTATCTTGGCTTCCATCAGTTTTTTCTGATGACATTTTTTAGAATGATTAGGTCCTTTTAAGTTGATTTTAAAAAATATGCGAATTATTAATTAAAAGTGTTTTCAACTAATAAATTAATAAGTCTGTGTTAATTATTTATTTTATTTAGTTTGGAAATTTATTTTAAAAATAAAACATACTCACATTCTTTGAAATACATCGGGAATACATTATTTGAATTAATAAACAAGGTTTTTACAATAATAAGGTATCTTTGTCTTATGACCTAAAAATTATTTATTTTATTAATTGATTTTACAAGGAAATTATTTCAAATATATTAGAATTTATTTATAATTTTCTAAAATATAAACTTTATTTTTATGAAAAATGTTGAGGATCCGGAAAAAATTCAAAAAAAAGTTGTACGTAAAATATAAAAATTCTCAACACACACAAATTTTGTGTGTTGAGAAAAAATCTATTTTTTTAGAGTCTGATCTGTCTAAATTTAATTTTTAGCATTAAAATCAGGCTAAAAAATTATTTTGAACTGTTTTCAGGTTAAGGTTTGATTTTTTTTGTGGAATTCGTAGAGAAAATTCCAAAAAATTCCAAAAAATTCCAAAAAAACTTAAAAAATTCCAAAAAAACTTAAAAAATTCCAAAAAAGTCTAAAAAGAGACGTTTTTATTATATAAAATGGAGTGTGAATACTGTAAGCAGATTTTAAAAACACAATATTCATTAAAGCAGCACCAGAAGACAGCAAAATACTGTTTAACAAAGCAAAACAAAAATATTCCAAAAGATCATGTATGCAATTTTTGTGGAACTTTCTTTACACTAAAATCTACATTGCTTAGTCACTTAAAAATATGTAAATCACGTAATCAAAATGAACTAAATATTCTTGATGAAAAATCAAGAGAACTTTTATATGTTAAAAAAGATTTAGAATTATCTCTTTTACGTGAGAAAGAACTTATCAGCAATTACGAAAAACGTGAGAAAGAACTTCGAATTTTATATGAAAAACAAATACAATCTCTACAGGATAAAATAGAAAATATAGCTATTAAAGCTGTACAAAATAATGAGAGAACATGGGAAACTATTATAGAGATCGAAGAAGACACTCCTGAAGAACCAACTGATGAACCATACGAACTGGTCCCTCTTGAACTTGATAATGGATATATTATAGAAAGCAGAGACTCAGATGGGTATATTAATGTTACCAACCTATGCACAGCTGGTAAGAAGAAATTTAATGACTGGAATAGGTTAGATAAAACAAAGGCATTTCTTAAGGAGCTATCTTCGAGTACGGGAATTCCCGCCGTCGAATTAATTACACAAAATACAGGTGGAAATGGAAACAGACATACTTGGGTACATCCTCAAGTCGCAATTAATATAGCACAATGGATATCTCCTAAATTCGATGTTAAAGTATCTGCTTGGGTACTGGAAGTTATGATGACTGGTAAAGTAGATATTACAAATACAAAGAGTTATAGAGAATTAAAAGAAGACAATAAGAATAAACAACTTAAAATACAGTTAATGACAAAGAAATATGTAAAGAAACAACCTCGTGTTCAGTATGATGAGGCAAACGTAGTATATATCTTAACAACTGCTAATATGAAGAAAGAGAGGCGTTATATACTTGGTAAAGCAACAAATTTAACTTCTCGTTTGTCTGTATACAACAAATCAGATGAGCACGAAGTTGTATATTATCAAGAATGCTCAGATGAAGAGGAGCTGGGACTTGTTGAGTCTTTTGTATTTTGCAAACTAAAGGAGTATAGAGAGCAAGCAAATCGTGAGAGATTCTTACTTCCAGAAGGCTAACAACTGTTATTCGTATGAATTAGTAAGAACATTCTTTTTTTAAAATAAAAGAATATTTAATTCGTAAGTTTTTTAATCAGAA